GGACCTGATCCTGCGCGACGTGAACGCGATCCTGACCGGAATCCACACGTCCACGATCGGGATTGAAATGGCGGACACGCTCATCATGCCGATCGAAAGCTTCGCGCTCCTGACCACGCTGCGCCTCACCGACACGTCGATGACGCTCATGGAGTGGATCAGGCGCAACAACGTGTTCACGGCGATGACCGGGCAGGAGCTTACAATCCGCGCCGACTACCGCCTGACCACGCTGGGTGCGTCTACGACCCGCCGCATGGTCGCATATCGCCGCTCGCCGGACGTGGTCAAGATGCACGTTCCGATGCCGCTCCAGTTCCTCGCACCGCAGCTTTCGGGCCTCATCTACGAGGTGCCGGGCATGTTCCGCATCGGCGGCTGCGAAATCCGCCGGCCGGGCTCGGTGCGCTATGCGGATGGCCTATAGGGTCTCGGCAACACAAACGACGGGGCGGCTCATCACGGGCCGCCCTTTCCATTTCCAGCACGGGGGACGACATGAAGATCACGAACATCAGCCGGGGCGCNGTGGCGTTCACGGTGGCGGGNACCGTCATCGAATTGCAGCCGGGCGAAGACAGCCACGATCTGACCGACGCAGACGGCCACCAGCTTACGCCGGACAGCCGATCCTAATGGCTTGGGTAGAGGAAGGCCGGGTTTGCGACAAGCGGCGCTCCTAGCCCCGCTCCAGCCCCGTCTGACGAGGCTCCCAAGCCGTCCCGCAAACGGGTCAAGGCGGAGGGCTAATCCGTGAGCCATGCCATTCCCACTGCGGCGGCGTTCAAGGTTCGGCATCCGCGCTTTGCCGCCGTCGCCGATGCGACTGTAAACGTCTACATCGCGGAAGCGGCGCGGACGGTCACAACGGCGTGGTCGCATGACGACTATGCCGATGGGATCATGTATCTCGCCGCGCATCTCATGGTGATGGAAGGCGCGCTCGCCCCGACGGCGGTGGCGCTCGGGGTGGGCAATCAAATCAAATCGACGAAGGCGGGCGAGGTCGAAGTCGAGTTCGCCGCCGACGCCAAGCCGGAGGGCTCAAGCTCGCGGCTCTGGTACACCTACGGGGCGACGATCTACGGCAAGCGCTACCTTGAACTGGCCAGCCGCAACGGCGGCGCATCCGACGCTGCAATCCTGGTGGTGTGATGAGCCTGTTCGGCGTCGACATTAAGGGGATCGTCCTAGGCGCAATGGACGGGCAGCTGCGCTCCGCGACCCTGCACAAGCGGACCCTGACGATCGGCAGCTACGGGGAAACGACGGCCACCACGGTCAATCACGCCACGGAAGGCGTGCGGCTCGAATGGACAACGGAAACCGCCGTCGCGCGCGGCTATCCGATGGACGCGGCCAAAATCCTTATTCTGCAAAAGGCCGGCATCCCGGCTCCGACGCTCACCGATCACGTAACGATTGAAGGCAAAGCATGGCGGATCATCGACGTGATGCGTGATCCGGTCGATGCAACATGGACACTGGCGGCGGTGGCGCTGTGAGCAAGATAAAAGGCCGGCGCGAGCTGATCCAGAAGCTCGGCAGGATCAGCGCGGCCACGGAAAAGGAAGTGCGGCGGGCGTTGCTCAGGGGCGCGATCGCGGTCGAAAATACCGCCGTCGCCAAGATCATCGATCCGCCGAAGACCGGCCGCATCTACCGCTCGCGCGGCAATAAAAAGAAGCTGCACCAAGCCTCGGCTCCAGGCCAGCCGCCCGCAGCAGATACCGGAGAACTTCATACCGGCATCACCCACGCCGAAGCCCCGGCCCCGCAAGGCGTGATCCGTGTCGAGGTGGGGGCTAACGCACCCTATGCGACGGCCTTGGAGCTGGGCACCTCGAAGATGGCTCCACGTCCCTTCATGGCCCCATCACTCGCTGAAAACGAAACCCTGATCCGCAATAACATCGCCGAAGCGGTCCGCCGGGGCGCGCGCAAGAGGTGACGATGACCACCGTCCGTTTCCGGTTCTTTCGCCACTTCGATTGGCTGGGACCGAACCCCAAGTGCGTCNTGTGCAAGCTCGCCATCTACGCCTTTCAGAAAACCGCACCAGGCCAGACGATCGACGTGCCGGCAGAAGCCGCCCACGCCGCTGAANCCGCCGGGGCAGGGGAGCGCGTGACCGAATGAAAGACGCGACCCTNGATCTNTACAAAGCCGTNCGCGCCAAGCTNATNGCTGACACAGCCGTGGCCGCNGACGTAGGCACCCGCATTCTCACAGACTGGGGCGCAACGTCGGCNAATCCGTGTATTCGGCTNAACATTCCCGAAAGCCGCAAGTGGGAGGCGGACTGCGGCGACGGCGCGGAGCATCGCGTTCACGTNCACATNTTNACGGCTGAGACCGGCCCCGTNGNGGTGTCNCGGATCGCGGCCAACGTCCGTGCGGCNCTNGAAGACGCCGCCCTGACCCTCGATGACGCGGACCTGTGGTGGATCACCTACGAGGCGACGATCCCGCGCCGCGACCCTGACGACCCGCTTCTACAAACGGCCCGCGTGGAGTTTACCGCCGTGACGACCGACAAACCCTAACGCCACACAGGAGACCCCCGATGGCACAGCCGACCACCTCTAAGTTTTCCGAGTTCGCGATCCACGTTGGCAACGGCGCAACGCCGACCGAAGTCTTTGCCTTTATCTGCGGCCTGACCTCGAAGGGCCTGAGCTTTACGAACAATACGGCCACCACGCCCGTGCCCGATTGCTCCAACGAAGACCTGCCCGCATTTGAGGAAGTGGCGATCACCTCGCAGTCCATCAGCGTCTCAGGCTCCGGCATCTTCACGGTCGAAGATCAGAAGGAAATGCTCGACTGGGCTTATGACGGGACGGTCAAGAACATCCGCGTGTACCCCGGAAAGTCTGCGGTTGGCGATGTGAACTATTTCCAAGGCCCGGCCATCCTCTCGTCGCTCGAAATCACGGGCGAGCGCGGTAACAAGGTTCAGGCCAGCATCACGATCAACTTCACCGCCAAGCCCACTGAAACCNTNAAGACGNTTTGAGGGCNTAGNNCATGAACCTCCGGGGGGAGACGACNNTNGANTGGGCGGATGGCACTTATTGCTTCCGCCTGACGCTGGCGGGGGCGATCGAACTTGAAAGCAAGTGCGACGCCCCCATTGCTATCATCCATCACCGATTGGTCACTGGCCAATACAAGGTGGCGGACCTACGCGAAACCATCCGCATGGGCTTGATCGGTGGCGGCCTTGAGCCGACGCAGGCGCTCAAGCTCGTGCGGACTTACGTTGACGAACGTCCTTTGTCGGAGAGTTGGGTGATCGCCAGCGTGATCATGGGCGGGCTGTTCTCAGGGTTTGAGGAACACCCGATCTCGGACCCTCCCGAGGCGGCGTCGCCAAAAGCAGCGAACCCGAGCGCATCGACGCCGCCTCCGTCTACCAGACCCTCGCCGTTCTCGGACTTGGAAGGCTGGCTGGTGAATTAAGCATGTGGGAGTACGCCGCGCTCTTGGAAGGCTGGAACAAGGCGCACGATCCGAAGGGCTCCGAACCCGCGCCACCCCCACCGAGCGAAGATGACTTTGAACGCCTGCGACAGATCGGACAGACCTAATGGCCGTTGAAGTTGAAAAGCTCAAGGTGACGATGGAGGCCAACTTCGGCCAATATCAAAGAGACCTTGAGAAAGTCCGCGCGCAAACGGATCGCAAGCTCTCTCAAGTCGAAAAGAAGCTACGGACGACCGCCGCATCCGCTGGCGTCTCATTGGACGCGATCCCGGGGGCCGCATCCCCCGTCGTGGCCGCGTCGAACCGGATGGCTATGGGGATGTCGGCGGTTGGTAAAGCCGCGCTTGAGACGCAGATTATCAACGAACGCCTTGTGAGTGGGATGTCGCGGTTCGGCGGCACACTCAACCAAGTCCAAGGGCCTCTTGCATCCAGCGCCGCAGCCTTGGCCGCCACGTCGTCGGCGTCTGGGATGCTGGCCTCGAATTGGTCCCGGCTCCAAACGCAGGGGAACGGCATGGCTGCCATGTTCGGTGGCATCGGTGCCGCTCTGGCCGTGGCATCGATTACAGAGTACGCCAACGCTTGGACCCGGGTGACGCGCTCGTTGGATGCCAATTCGCAGATATTCGGCGTAGCCCTGACATCCGCCGCAAACCTCAACGCCCTGGCCAATGAGGCGCGGGTTGATCTCGACGCCTACGCCAAGCTGTATGTCAGAACGTCCGCCGCGATCCGCGATTATGGCTTTGAAGCTGGCACGGCGGAAAAGGTGACATCCACACTTGCGAAAGCCCTCAAGCTCGGCGGTGCAACCGCTGGCGAGCAGGCTTCTGTTATGCTCCAGTTCTCGCAGGCGTTGGCCAAAGGCAAGCTCGACGGCGACGAATTCCGATCCGTCATGGAGAACGCGACCGTCGTTCAAGAACTTACTTTCCAAGCGCCTCCGGGTCACAAAAGGCGATCTTATCGAGATGGCGGCGGCCGGAAAGCTGCGCATTCAAGACCTCGTGGCGGCGATGGTGGATGGTGCTGGCCGCGTCGATGAAATCTATAGCCGGATGCCCATAACCATCGATGAGAGCTTCTCCGTTCTTTCGCAACAGCCTCATTCAATTCATTGGCGATGCCGACAAGGCCACGGGCGCATCCCAGAAGATCGCCAAGGGCATAGAAACTCTTGGAAAGAACCTTGAAGTCGTCGCTGCGATCATGGCGGGCATTCTTGGGGTTGGAATACTGCGGATGGCGGCGTTCGCGGTTGCAGCAGCGGGGGCAGCCAACCCCCTCACGGTCTTGGTTGCATCCCTCAGTTCCGTGGCGGCCGGTTACGCTCTGCTCTCCGATGACGTGAAGGTGTCCGAGGATAACTTCATTTCACTCAAGAGCGCCGTGCAAGCCTTCCTTATCACGATTGGCGGCGAGACTGAGGTGGACCGCTTCGCACGATCCCTGCGGGGGCTAGGTGAGGATGCAAAGCAAGCCCTCATCGAGCAGAAGCGCCTCGAACAAGAGACGAAGATCGAAAAGACGATGACCCAAGCGGGCGAGGCCTCTAAGGCCCGCCGTGAAGAGTTCTCGAAGTGGGCGACGGACACGTTCCCCAAAGCCACCCACGCCGCCGGCATGTTTGCGGAAGCCCTGCGCCTTATCGGAGGCGGCATCGTGCGAGTTGCGGACGATGCGACCCGGCTCACTGGTCTGTCTGATCTTGCGCAACGCATGGCGGACGTTGCCGAAGAGATCGAGGCGTCCAATCTGCCTCAGTATTCCGGACCGGACCGTCGCGGTCGCCCGTCACTCCGCAGGGCAAGAGCACAGTCGACATCTGAGACAGATAACGGCAGGCGCTCGCAATTCCAGCGCGAAATCGATCAAATCCGGCAACGCACCGCCGCGCTCCAAGCCGAAGCTGACACGATTGGCCGGACAACCTACGTGCGGGAACAAGCTCGCGCACAGGCCGAGTTGATGGCCGCAGCGCTCGCCACGGCCGCCAAAGAAAACCGATCCCTTACAGCCGGCCAAGTGGAAGAGATTAAAAAACAGAGCGAAGCCTACGCGCGCGTCATGGCAGAAGTGGAGTTCCTCAACGCGGTGCAGCAGGAAAGCGACCGCACGCAGCAGCTTCAAGACGAACTGGCGCTGATGGGCTTGACCGGCGTGGAATTGTCGAAGGCCCGCACGATGCAAGAGCTTCTCAACGCGGCACGCCGGGCCGGGCGCGTAATCGATGCAGGCGAGATGATCCGCCTCGAAGCCATAGCCGAGCAAAATGCACGACTGGAACGGCAAAACGAGATCATGGCCGATCTGAAGGCCACCGCGAACGAGGCGCTGTCGTCNTTCGTCTCCGATCTNCGCGAAGGCGTCTCGGCAACNGAAGCGCTTGGCAANTCGCTGAACCGCATTGCCGATAAGCTCATCGATATGGCGATCAACAATCTCGTCACAGCCGCGTTCGGTGGTCTGACCGGNAACGCTACGGCTGGCAGCGGCGGTTCGATCCTCGGCATGTTCGGCCTGGCCGAGGGCGGCGTCTTTACGCCGGGGCAGGGGCTTC